GCAGTCAGGGTCTTAGCCTGAATGTCACTTGCGAAACTCATAATTTGCTCCTTGAGTTAAAAACCCTCGCGGGAGACAAATTACCAGACTGCGTTGGCGACAGGGATGTAGTACGTGGTGCCGTTTTGACCGACGATGGCGATATATCTATCAGCCGAAAAGCTAGCAGGCGTACCAGCAGCCGTAGGGTTGGCGGTCGTCAAGGTACCAGAAGCGCCCAAATCAACACTACCAGCAACATCGCCTTGAAAGCCGTTGGTCGAGATGACGGGGCCGGTAAAAGTGGTATTAGCCATTTTCAATCCTCACATGCGAGTTAAAACGTGGGTATTACTGTCTGCATGTCGTCAGCCGGGACTGTCAGTAATACCGGGGAACCCCGGACTTGCGTACGTAATATACACCATCTAAACTACGTGTCAATACCTTTATGGGAGAAAAAAGTGGACTACAAAGTCCGTTGTGTGGATACGTCAAGTATTAACTGGCGTAATATTATCTGTGGACTACAGCTACAGTGCCTCCCGTACGACGAAATCTTCCCCCCACACGAAGGTTGGTGGTTTGTTGCGTTTGAGCGTAGCGCAGGGCCAGTCGGGTTTGCCGGGATGGTTATATCGTCCCGTTGGACAGATTGCGTGTACTTCTGCCGTTCTGGGGTTAAAGAAGAGCACCGAGGCAACGGACTGCAAAAGAAGTTAATATACGCGCGGCTCAAACGAGCACGAATGATGGGTATGAACTGGGCTGTGACTGAAACTTTTAGCAACCCAGCGAGTTCTAACAGTCTTATAAGTTGTGGTTTTAAATTATACGAACCTACAGTACCTTGGGCTGGTGATACCTGCCTTTACTGGAGGTGTAAAGTGAATAATGCCTTATAAAGATCCAAAAAAGCGAAAAGAAGTTTCAAAAAAAGCCTCAGCTAAACACTACCAAAACAATAAAAAAGCGCTAGCCGCCAAGCAGCGGCAGCAAAGACGTACGTTTAGTAAGCGCTGGGCAGAATACAAAGCCAGCGTCAAATGTGCTAGTTGCGGGTTTTCGCACCCAGCAGCCATAGATTTTCACCACCCGCCGGGTACCAAAGAACACCATATCCACACGTTGGTAAGGCGTCGAGCTGAAGATTTGTTATTCGCCGAGATAGCCAAGTGCGTGCCGCTGTGTGCTAACTGCCACCGCATCCACCACCATAACTTGCGAGAAGAACGCAGACGTAAAAAGAAGGTAAATAAAAAGGGGAGCCGAAGCTCCCCTTAGGGTGTAAGGCCGAAGCCCTACGATCAGGTCGAGCCTGACGAACCCCACATACCCAGCGGGTCGCTCCAGCCGAAGCTGTAACGCTCACGGGCCTTGTAGCGCACGTTGCCGGTATCAAAGTCACCGTCCATGCTCGTAGCCATAGCGCTACGAGTAAAGTGCTTCATGCCGTTGGGAACGTCGGTCTTGATGAACCAAGCATTCGTGTCGGTCAAGAAGTGGTTGACAGTGTAACCCTCGGGGATAGCGCCCATAGCCTTGATGGCGTTCAGGTCGTTATCAGCCGTGGCAACGCGGAGGTCGGTGTCAAGAATACGCTTGGCAACGAACATCAGCGCCGGGGGCACAATCAGCTTACGGGGCTTAGCAGCGATCAACAGACCACGCTCGTCCGTCCAAGCAGCGATCTGAATGATTGCAGCCTCAAGCGAGGTTTCGTTCAGGTCGACTTGAGCAGCCGGGGTGTTGCTGTTGGTGCCACCGCTAACCAAGGGGTGGTTTACAACCGAACCAGAGCCGTTGGTACCGAACAGGGAAACGCCATCACCACCGAGGTAGTTCTGGGAGAAACCGTTGTTCAGAACAGCAGCGGCTTTAACCTGCTTGGTGTAAGCCATAGCACGAGCCAGAGCCTTGGTGTAACGAGCAGACAAGCTGTCGTACAGGTTGTCCTCAACCGCCTCTTCGGTGATCGAGAAGCCCATAGCAATGGTTTCGTGGTTGTAGCGAGTCGTCCAAGCTTCTTGGGCATTGTCATAAGCAATGGCAGCGCCTTCGGCTTTCACCGGGGCGGCACCGAAGCCCGACAGCTTGGTTTCCTCTTCAAACGAGCGCTCCGAGGTCTCACTTTCGTAGATCTCTTTGTGCTCTTCGCCGTACTTTTGGTACTCCAGACCGAACAACGCGTTCAAGCCCGGGAGCAGCTCTTTCAGTAATTGACTGCGTGAAATAGCCATTTTAATTTACTCCTTAGACGCCAGCGTTGTTAGTCAAGTGGTGCCCACCAATCGTAAACTTAACGTATACGTCTGGGTTAGCATCACTAATGGGAGAAGCAAAGCCAACAATCAGCAATCCACCAACGGTAGTTTGCGTAGTCGCGTCAATCGCCACATTAGAGTTGCCAGTGGTGGTGCTACCAGAGGTGGTGGCATTCTGGGCAGCGGGCAGCTTGGTAATAGCACCAAGAATAGCCTGCGAACCAGTGCCATCAAGCTGAGCTTGGAACATCACCATCGGATCATCCACAACATACGCCTTAACAACACCAGTGGTGCCGGAAGGATAGTATTGAGAATGGATCACCTGACCCTGTGCGTTCACATACTCACAGCCTACGAACACACCAAGAGCACCAATGCCATTACCACCAAAGTTGTTGGTAGTAATATCAGCACCGGTACCATCAGCCAGTTCGACGTAGCCAGCAGTAGTCAATTGCACAATCGAGCCATTGAAGATGTTGTTTGCAACACCAGCCGGATCAATTAGATATTCGTTGACAGCGCCCGAGTAGGGCATACCATCAACACGCTTTACGGGGCGAAGCCCGTATGGTGTAGGTGTAGAAGCCATTTAGGACTCTCCAAAATTAAGAACCAGAACCGAAAGTAACCTTCGTTTTCTTGTCCGAAAACAAGGGCATGCGAGGGTCATTTTCACGTAGGAAGTTGTTATCTACCGACTCCACTTGTGCGCGGTTTTGCTTCTCATAATAAGCAGCACGTTGCTCAAGAAATTCTGATGGAATACGGCAAAGTAACAAACCACCAATCTCAATATTCCCCTTAAAGCGGGCGTCTTGAGAAGCGAGGTGCATCATCTCCGGGTAATCTTCGGTTTTACACGCTTCATACCCTTCCCGGAACTTAGAAGATACGTTCTGAGGATCCGCCTGCCCCATAAGGCTTACCCGCACCCAACGGTGCTTCCAGCCCGGGCGATCGTCAGGCGTAGGCAAAGTCTCCGGTGGACGCCACGCTTGCGGGCGCTCAACAGTTTTACGACTTTCCAACTCACGACTCAAACGGTTTTGTGACTCAGCCATTATTGATCTCCATTAAGTTCGGCAACCTTCTTCGCATACAGCTCTAAAGGGATCCCAAGTCGTTTAGCAATGCTCACTTGAGACTCCTTCAACCGAACGCGTTTCGGCGGGGTGCTGCGGGTAGCCGGGGCTACTACCGTAGCGGGTTTTTGTGCACGGCGCGGAGGTTCTTCCTCTTCAGCCGGTTCTGATGCTTTTGTTTTAGGAGCATCATCCTCTTGGCTCCCGAAATGTTCGGGGAATCGCTTACGCATTGTAGCATCTATGGTTCGGAAGTACTCCTCCGTACCAACGTAGTCGCTACCATACTCGCGTTGCAATTTCTTGTCAAGCCCCATCGCAGCAGCAGTCATTTCATCATCTTTGCCCCACCAATCCCCGTTATCTTCTAACCACTGCTGAAGGCGTGGGGTTACATTGGGCTGTGTCTGCGCTTGCTGCCGTTCACTAGGTAGCTCAAACTTACGCTCTTGCACCTGAACGGGTTTTAGCTCCTGAGCGCGCTCAATCTTCATGGTAGCCCGGGCTAGTTCACGCTGTGCCGTCACGATGGCATCAGCATCCCCAGCTTCATAAGCTTCCTTGTACTTACGCTCAGCCATAGCCAGCTCACTCTCAGCAGCCGTTTTGTGCTGCTCGATGTATGCTTGGCTACCCGTTGCCAACTGCTCTTGAAGTTTCTTGTTTTCCTCGTACAACTGACGAGCAAGTTCTTCAGCAGCCTGACGCTCACGAAACGCGGCTTCTTTAGCACGACGTTCATCGTGATAGCCTTTCGTAAACTTCTTTATACGAGATTGTACTTTCTCGTCATAAGTTGACAGCTCATCTTCGGGCACCTCTTCAGGTGCGTTCCGCATCGGGCGTTTATCACGATCCGCCTCTGGGGTATCGTCTTCTACCTCGATTTCAAACTCATCAGAGCTATCTTCAGCAGCCGCCTTTGCCTCTGCTTCCTCAACGGCTTGCTCATCTGGAAACTTGTAATCGTCTTCATATTCCTTCTTCGCCATAAATTACTCCTTAGGCACGTGAAATACCACGGGGATCTTCCACAACCGCTTCAACCGAATCATCGTTGATGATGCGGAACTCACGGCCATGAATCTTCAGGCGGGTGCCTGAATTGGGTCGCACGACGATGAAATCGCCCTGCTTGCACGACGGCCCACTGGGGAACCGGGTCGTATCTTTGTAGGCATCGGGGCCAACCTTGACGACGAACAGCACGGGGGTCAAAACCTCTTCGTAGTGAATCGTAGAGCCAGCTTTAATAATGCCGCTTTCGCTTTCAGAAAATTCCTCCATTGCTTCTGGGACTACGCACAGAAGATGGTAGGTTTTAGGGTCGGGCAACTGCTTAGCTTTTTGCTCCGGGGTCGCCCCCAAA